ATAAGCTGTTTTGTTGCACTACCAATAATTTGTGGACTAATCACACTGCCTACAATTTGTGCATTATTATAAACTGTTGTTGATGTTGTTGTATCAAAAATAACTGTTATAGCATTTGATGAATTAATACCAAGTATAACTGTACTTCCGTCTGTTACAACATTGCTTGAAAGAATATCTTGTGTTCCTTCAACTTCAATAACACCAAACGTGCTTGTTGTAGTAACTCGCTGTAGCGTAATTGTATTCCCGTCAATAACCAGTGTTTCACCAGCACTAGAGCTTGGAATAATCGGAAGAGTAACAGTACCAGTAATAGTTATAGGGTCGTTTGGTCTGGTCAATCCGCTCGTTCCATCAGGATCAAGCATTTCCCAAACACGACCTTGATAAATGACACGGTCCTTGTACTTGTATGCTGTTTTGTTATCCCAGTGCTTGATGTTTCTCCAATCACCACCAAAGCTATAATCAGTTTTGACTTCTTGTGGGAATAATTCAAAATCTTCATTGTTTAATACACGGTAGTCTGTTTCTGTTAGTAGCGGAAGACCTGCTGTTATTAAATCATTGGCGTATGCTGCTTCTGCAGATATTGTAGTATAGTTGAATGTTTTGGCTGGTCTAGTTGCAAAATTGTTACCAGGGGTTCCAGTAACCAATAGATTACTATTAAAATCAACATCAATAATAATGTCACTTAGTACGTCGTTTAGTTCTCCAGAACTAAAGCGAACAGGCTGTGGGTTGGTTTTTAACAACTCTTTGTCAATAGCAAATTCAAGAGTGTTTCTACTGCGAGTATCACCATAGTCTGCAGTACGGATTGCCCATTCTTCGTGCACAGTTGCAGTTGCAAGAGTACCAAACAACGCAGTATTTCTCATGAATGCATTTAATGCGTGTCTTGTACCTTTGTACTTTCTTGTACCTTTGATAAAGTTAAACAGCGTGTCGTCGTCTAAATCAATTACTTCGTTCCAAGTTGGTTTGTTATATCCAATATTAAAACGAGCAGCGTCCACTTGCTGTTGATTACTTAATGTGTTGCCTGGCCCGTAGTATTTGTTGATTTCACTTGCCACTGTATCGAAGTTTGGTATTAGGCCGTCATTGTTAACAATGAAACCCGGTGCATACAACTTACCGTTCCAGTCTTTTGTTCTGCTACCTCGCCAAATAATACGATTATGCTTAATTCCCAATACTGGATCATAAATTAAGTCATCAAAGTTTGTTTCATTATCAATAACAAACGCATGTTCTAGTTCAACTCTATACAATCTTAGCCCATAAATTTCAACATTATCTCTTGACTCAACTGTTGTAACACCAGTTTCATTATCGATCAGATTACGTGTTATTGATAGCTTATTATTTAAAATTTGATATCCATTTTGGTTAATAACATTGAACTCGCCGTCAAACTTATTAGCAATATTACTAAAGTATCCTGGTTTTGTCTCACGTATTTCTATTTTACTAGTACTTGGAGTTGCATAATGTATGTCGTTGACATTGGCTGTTTCTGTCCACAAAATAGTGTTGCCCGCAGTACTATACCAATTTGCAACCCAACCTACTGAATTTAAATATTCACCATACCCCAGTAAGAAATCATATAATTCCTGATCTCCAGTTAAGATAGTGTTGTAATCCAGTGTGCTTACAATACTTTGGTATTGCTTGTATCTATAAACTCTTTTGTTTCCAACATTAACAATTATCTTGCTTGCAGTTTCATTTGGTTTATAATATGTAAAATACTGTAGCGCATTATCGTAACCATTTATTTTATAACCAGTAGACGTCTTTGTTATTTTAACTGCGCCAAAGAAAAGTTCTTCCTTAGGTTGGCTTGTATAAAGAATAGTATTAATATTTTCTTCTGGAATAACAACACGACCTTTGTCTTGACTGCTTTCTAAAATTAAACTTTGATTACTATTAACAAATCCTCCAGTTTTAATAATTGGATTATTACTATAATTGTTTAAACGTTCAATTAAACTATTCACATCTGTTCCGTTGCGATGCGAGTAGTTAACAATTGCGTTACTCAAACCATTAACATATTTCTGAACATCACTTAACAGCACTACGTCAAACGTTGCTGAACCAGTGTTTGGTACAATGCTTGGCTTAGTCTGATATCCGCCGCCTGGGTTAGTAACTGATACGGCAACAACTTCGCCGCCGCTAATTTTTGCTATTAATTTTGCACCAGTACCAAAGTTACTGTAAACTGATAACAATGGTGCACTGATATACCCGCTGCCGCCATTTTTAACTGTAACAAACTCAACAATATTATCAGCATATTTTTCATTAGTTAATGATACCGCTCGGTTATTACCCAATTGCTTTGTATCATCAAATGCCACTTGCACGGTGTTAAAATTAAACTCTGTTCTTTCATTGCTTCTAAAATAATCGTTTGTTATGCGTAATGGTCTTAATTTAGCCAGCGCAGTAAATAGAGATATTTTATATTCTGAACTTGATCTCCAGATATTTTCAATACTGCCCCAATCACCAAATACAAATTCTTTAGCAGCATCGCTTGGTGTAGTTACTACACCTGCTGTAACTGGATCATTCAATACTGCAGAAGTTGTTACTAGTGTGTTGGTATCCCAATCATAGGCAGTATATGCATATGTTAGACTGTATTTTGGTGTCATTGCAGGGTCATTATAATGACCAGTCTTTAATGCTGCAATAAGTGCTGTGCGTTTTCCTGCATTTGTCCAGCTATAATTGGTGTCCCACCAGACAGGTTTTGACATATATCCAAACATCTCCCAGGGATGTGTATGGGGACGATCAGTATTAAAATAATAGGTATATATGCCTCTCCAGCCGCCAATATTAGGTGCTACATCACTGTAGTTCCAGGTAAACTTATCACTAACATTATACTCATTAGCATCGTGCAATTCAGAAACGTCGTTTCTAACTTTCCATTTATTAAAGTCAGAGCGCAGTGCTGTTGTTAAATCATCCCAATCGTAAACTGTTACTCGATTTGCATTTGGCATAATGTGCTTGTAATCAACTACATCTGTAGAAACTAAGTTATTGTAAATGCGTGTTTCAAAGTCCCAAAGAACAGCATCTTCAATATTAAATCCAGCTTGATTTCTATTATAAAGCTCTGTACCTTTGCGAGCAACAATGCTGCCATCATGCCCATAAATGTAGCTTGCGTTTGTTAATGGGATTGAAGAATTTACCAAACCAAGTTTAACTGCACTTGGAGGAACAAAGCTTGAACTTGTTACTGGATACCAGCGAATTTTAATCAATGCTTGGCCATTGCCGTCAAAGCTAACACTGCTAGTTACTGTAACTTGATTTTCGCTTAGTGTATAATCAACATCTTTAACTAGGCTTCTCCAACGGAGGTTTCCACTACCGTCACTGTCTCTAACAAATACTTGAATATGATTTTTTGTATCATCATATGTGTTTACCGTGTGTGGTAAGTCAAATACTGGAGATATAACTGCAGTCCAACTACCAGATACTTCTTCGTAGTCTTTGAATTTTAACATATTACTGTTAGCAAAAACGTCTCTTGTATTTTTACCAATAGTGATACTTTTTAGTGCTTCGTCAACAAGTTCATAAACTGCTTTTGAGCTGTCCATGGTATTATGTAATTGAATACACTTTTGTATAAATTGCTTTTTAAAACTTGCATAACTGTTTGAAGCATGTTTTAAACTACTGAATATATTTGTGTCATTATGCATAACCAGTTGTGCTAACAACTCTGTACTGTAAGGCTGCTGTCTAATTGTTCCGCCAAATTCATGAATACTTGGTAAGTTTCTATAATTATTAACACCAAAAAAGTTTCCACTAAGCCCTGGTATACCATTGATTTGTGACTTCATGTGTGATAGAATATCACCAAAACTTGCTTGTGTTAAAAATTCATTTTGTGGGTTCAACACATGAACATCAGCTGGCAAATCAACGCCGTCACTGTCAATAATTTTGTCATCACTAATCCAAGTTACATCAAAAACGTCATCAGTAGCATACCCGCCAGTAATGGTTATTTTTTGGTTTGCCAGTGTATATGAAGTAAAGTCCACTCCATTTTTTGTTACGTTTATATTGGACTGACTGTCAGCGTTAACATATACCAATCCAGTAACAGTGTTGTCACTAGCTAGACGGTATCTAAAAACTTTTGGAGTAAATGCAGTGCCAACAACAAGCGTAAACGTGTTGTTGGTTGGAGCGCCAACTGTAACATTAGTTAATGCACTGCCGTCAGTGTTTACAAACTCAATATCAGTACTATCAAAATATGTAGTAATGGTATATGTTTTATTTTTTTCAACAAACAATGCAGGATTTAATCCGTTTATACGAGTGTTATGTAGATTTCCGCCTTGATATACTTCTAATTTGTTGTTTCTTTTGGTAAATCTCAATACATTGTCAGTACTGATATTATTGGTACCTAAATTAATTACAATTGGCTGAGTAGAGTCTTTGACAATTTTTTGCGCATGTTTTTTAACTGGCTGACCGCCTCTGATCTCAACCCAACCATTGTGGTATTGATTGTTGTCTAATTTTTTGTAATAGTAGTACCCTGGTATTTCAGTAATGACACTTGCATTTGTATTTTCAGGATTGTCAGTTGTGTTTCTATTATTGTACGTATAACGTACACTTCCAAGTCCGATATCAAAACTTAATCCTGGCTCATTGCCGTAGTCTACATAACGTGGACGAATGCCAAGTGCTAGGTCTTCTTCTGTGCTATTGGAAGTTCCGTATTTAAAAATAAAGTCACCAACAAAATTGCTGTTGGGATATGCCACTTGGTTATCTAATTTAACACTGCTGGTATCATATAACTGGAAAAGTATATTGTCACCACGTGAATTTTTTTGTTGACTATACACCCAATCACTGCCATCCCAATGCCATTCACTACCACTATAAATGTTGTTTGGATAGCTTTCTCCAAAAACATTATTATAACCAATACGAACGTTAACTCCATCACCAACATTTAGTGCAGTTGATGTTGGACCATAAATTTCAGTTAGTGCACTAACAAAACCACCACTTATTGTAACAGTAAAAATTCTATTATTGTATGCGGCGTTTGTGGCGTTTAAAAATAGGATTGTATCACCATCAATCAAATCACGTGATTGTATTGGTGACCAATAAATTCTATTTTCTGAATAACTTGGATTACGTGCTTCAGTGTGGGTTTTAATACAATTCCAATATGTTACAACGCCATTGGAATTTAATTTAACATGATCACCATATTCGTAACCAGTTGTTGTCCAAGTTTCTGTAACAGTATAACTTGCTAAGTCAAAAGGACTACCAATAATTTCTGTTGCTGGGTCATTGATGTTGTCAAAAATATGAGTCACACTACCCAGGCTTTGTGTAGCAAAATTATATTTTTCAATATTGGCACGGAATTCAATAATAGGACGAATTCCACGAAATTTGTCAAGTAAGAAATCAGACGACTCAACACCAACATAATCACAAATTGCGATTGCAGTTTGTTCATGTATCCATAAATTACGTCTACTCCACGCACTTTGATCTGCAGTATGTCTCTGCTCAACAACATATTCTCGACCGTATACTTCATATTCAGTCATGTTGTATGTTGGGTAAACAAAGTCAGAATCTGAACCGTTCCACTGGCTGGGCTCCTGTGAACCATAAATTGTATCATTAAACCACACTCGTTTGCCATAGTTGGAGGTTCCAGCATTTTCAAACTGTTTGGTAAATGCAATCGATGTACCAACTCCATCAACAATAAACACATCATTAACTGGATAATCGCCAGTACCAGTAACATTAGCACCAGTGAATCTAATACGCATACCATTTTGTAGCTCTAATGTTTTTCCATTTGACAAAACAGGAGTAGTGTAGTATACTGACCCTACAATGTCACTAATAGTGATAGGATCCGCAACAGTTGCTACGATGTCGCAGACTGGCAAAAAGTCTACTAACCAAAAATAATGGTGGTAGTTGATAAACATATCATAATTGATTGGCAAATCAAGTGTGTAACCTGGTTCGTTAAAAATACGATTTGTGTTAGTAATGTCAACTTCATTAAATTTTAAAATGTCTAAAAAGTCATCATAAGACATTGCTTGTGTGATGTCATTAGAATTATTACGAACAACACTTCCAGGAACAAATTGATAACTATCGCTGTTGCGCTGGTCACTTAAGAAAGTTTCGTTAGGCTTTCTATTTTGTATATTTCCTGTAAAGTAGTTTGCAGCTTCCATGCTACCAGAAGACATCAGCTGTTCTAGGGTACTACTTAAAAAACGTTTGTTAATGCTAGTTTGAAAAATTGCAGGAAGCAACTCAATAGTGTTTCTAGTACCTACATATTCTAAACTTTCGCCTGGTCTAACCGTCTTTTTCGCTATAACTGGTTTTGCATGATATTGTGTACTCATCTAATACTAACTCCGGTGTTGGCTGCAATTGTTGTAGGGTTGAATGCTACGCTTTTATTAACAGTAATATCACTAGTTGAAATTACTGGTAAAAATAATTCATCACTGTCACTAATAATTTCAAAAAGCGCATCAATACTTGCTTGGTTGTCAACAGGAGCAATATTTATTTGCGCTACTTGACCAACTGTGTTATTGTGAATGTACGCTGCTAGTTCAGTAAAATAAAATGTTTCTCCAAAGTCCCAGTTATCAATACTAAAATATTCTTCAATTAAACGAATAACTTCTTGTTTAATTTCAGTGTCACTAAGTGAGCTATTGGTTGTTTTAGTTACAGTAAATCGTGCTTGTAACTCACTGGATGCTAAATTACCAAACAGAATTTTGTATTTTACTGGTCTGTAAATAATTTGATCGCTTATTGACTTTTTTGTTTCCAAAGTCTTAAACAAATCATTTAATTCTGATATTGTTGGTGCTGGTGGCTTAGTATAACTTCTTCCATCATATTGTGCCCAAGTTCTAAAATCATTCTCATAAGATGTTAACAGGACATATGTGTCAATAATATTTGTTGTTGCAGGATCAATAACTTGATTTGTGTCTGCTATTCTTGTATATTTTGATTTTAGATTCTGGCGGCCCAAAACAGTTCTTGTCCCGTCATCGTCTCTAACTGTATAAGTAAATCCATCAACTGTGGTGCTTCCAAGTTTAATTGTGTCAGTACCAACGATATCATGGAATGCACTAGGTATAATTGGATACCCATTATTGTTTGGAGAAGCCAGTGTAAGTCTAATTTTATACGGATCAGTATAGCCGTCTGGATATGTAAAATACCCAAAAGCGTTCATCTTATAATTAGATCCAAGTGGAATGTTATTTGTTAGAGATTTAGAATTAATGTTTAGTATCTCGATATTGTCCATGCTTGGCTTCAGTGTTTCGCTACTGAATGTTTCCTGGAAATTTAAGTTACTAAATTTAACTTGTTCATCACTTCCAAATATATAACGTGTTTTACGAGTAATAATTTCCCAAGCAGTTGATGTATAATTTACACGTATAATCCAACTGTTATCCAATCCTGTTCCGGTTGTGTCGCCTTCGTATTCACGACTCCAGTTAACTGGATCATTATTTACTAGCGAACTTGTAACAAGGTTATTGCCTTCAACAATTTTCCATTCTTGGTTAGCAGCATCATAACGAAGACCAAAACTGTTGTTATTTGCTAAACGATTAAACATAACAGTTTTTAGTGCACTGGTTAAGTCATTACTCCAACTTGGAACAATTCTTTTGATGCGGGCACCGCTTGGAATGATTCCATTAATACTAATACTGCCACGATTAAGTAAATCAATACCAGTCTGGTTACCAACACTGTCGTCAATACCCAAGCCATTATTGTAAACTCCAGTAACTCTTGCCCATTTTGTATCTGCATTTCCTATAACTGGTACTGCAGCCGCACCAGTGCCGCCGCCACCGCTAAATGTAATACTAGTATTGCTATCATAATTAATGCCGCTATTACTAATACTAACACTAATAACTGTTCCACTGCCATCAATATTTGCAATACCTGTTGCACCAGTCCCAACACCTGCAATAGTAACAGTTGGGGCAGTTACATAGCCACTGCCGCCATTTAAAATTTGTATTGATGTTATATAACCATTTTTATAATTAGGAGTAATAAACTCAACCAATGAATTCACTGTAATTTTGTCCATTGGTGAAATGCCACTTGACCCAATACGCTGCACAACGGCAGTATCGTTAGTAATATAGCCTGTACAAGTGTTTGAACCTTTTGTGACTTGATTCCAACGGAATGTATTAAGTGCTGAGTTGTCAAGATTATAATACACAATATTACTGGTGGTGTCAGAATATTGCACGTATGGATCATAACTACCACTTGGTCCATAAAAATGTCTATTATAATAGAAATTTTTGACTTCTGGATTGTCTAGCAATGGTTTAATAAATCTATTATAGATCTGTTCACCATTTAGTGTGGTAGGCAAACTGATAATATTACGTGACGCAATGTCTTCTCTATAGAGATAACCATCGTCAATAAAGTTTATTGCATCACTATAACTGCCGGTTGGATCATTAAAATCTCTAAAGCGACTATGCCCGCTGTGTACACGATTTATACTTTTAATTTTACGAATATTTTCACTAACAGTTAATGGAAAAATACTGTAATCTTCTGCTGTTACTAGTCTATCCTGTGTGCTAAAGAATCGTCCTGCGTTGTCTTTAATACTTTGTAGACTTTCACGTTCACTGGCATTGCTTACTGTGCTTTTTAAGCTTGCTGTAAAGCTGGCATTGTATGTGTTGCCGTCCAATCCTGTGTAACTAAAAGTGTAGGTTACTCTGCCAAAACTTTCAGGATTAATTACATAGCTTAAATTTAAACCAGTGCGATACCAAACACGTATAATTCCACGTGGTATGTTTCCAAAGTTACCGTCACCAAATACAACACTAACCTGGTCGTTTTCTCTACTGCTGACAGTAAAAATATTTCTAAAGTTGTTTGCTGCATTATTGTAAATTGAGTTTAGTCCAAATATTCTATCAACTTGATTCCAATTAGTAATAACTCCGCCCACTTCATCAATTGTTTGTACCCAAACATTACCATTAGCAATATTATTGTCATTGATGTCAATTACAAGATTTGGTAATCCTTCTGTGATTTCAAAGTCTTTAAATGACAGTGAACCTTGTTTAAAGCCCAAAAAGAAGCCTGTATTAGGACTACTAAAACCGCCATTGTCATTACGATATAAAATATCAAGTGCACCATATGGATCTGGTGTTTTTTCTTGCAAGCGATTTAATCTTTCATTATAATGAACACTGTGAATACCAAATGTAGCTCTTGCACCACTAATTGTGCCATTAAACTCATAGTTTACAGGTGCATTTGTACTTTTTGTTCTGTAAATTTCATTGGTGGTACCATTGCGTATAAATCTAGAATGCGGTGAACCAAATTGATTACTAGCCATGAATATTGCATTCATTACAGTTAGAAAATTTTGATATGCTGCAGGATCAGTTACATCTTCAAATTGTAAATCCACGTTTGAAAGACTATTTCCATCAACGTCATAAATTGTCTCGTTTGTCTTAATACTGTCTATTTTTAAATACCCATTACTAACTACGTTCCGTGTTGGAGTATAGCCTAAAAACTCTGCAATACGGAGAGCACTGTCTCTGCGCTCTGCTGTGCTTAAATAATTTTCACGTGAGTTGAGGTCGTTACGGAAGGCTAGGTTATGGCCCAAGAATGCCATGAGTTCCAGCAAGCTTGTAAATTCACTTGAGCTGATCCAGTCGTTAAAATTTTCTGGATAGTTGGTATCAATATACTCAACCATTGCGTTTTTAATAGTGTCAAAGTCATATGCTTTAAAGTTTGCTTGTGCAAAACTTTCATAGACTACACTAAAATCTTCTGCCGCAAATAAACTACTCTGTCTTGCACCTTGTGCCATTATTCCGCCTCACTTGTATAAGTTAGATATAGGTCTTCTGCTGTACCAGTATCATCATAGATTACACGTACTCGTATATCAAGTTGATGGTCTACTGGTTTTGTTAAATTAAGACTTACAAATCTCCATCTTGGATCACTGTTAATAATACGCTCAACATCTTCTTTTGCAAGTATCTCTGTTCTTGCATCAAGTGGGTCAAAAACCAATTCATGAAGTATTGAACCAAAATTTGGGTTCATTACTCTTTCACCTCGACGTGTATAGAAATGGTTTAGCAAATCACGCAAGGCTAGATCCTTGTCAGTGAGTACTGCATTAATTGTATTTCTGTCAATTGTGCTATATCCAATATATGTTACCATAATAATATTTATCGCATAATTAACTGATACTTTTTAGATTTTAATGGTAAAACGTATAATATCGCCCGCTGTTAGATCTTTTGTTATGGTAACTACGTTATTGGTAATAGTGAAATCAAAATAATGTTGTATTTGTTCTCCATTGATTTCTACTTTTAATTTTTCTACTGGTTCCATACTCGGTGTTTGCAAAAGCGTAAAAACTTTTGTTGTACTGTACGTATAATTTTCTATAACAAGTGTTTTTTCATATTCTTTAGCTATACCACGCTTAATACCTTCTGGTGTTTTAGGTAAAAATCGCAATGTTTCAGCATAATATGCAAATCTAGCACGTGCTAGTTGTTCTAAGGTTAGTGAATTCAGTTCATTTTTGTCACGCATCTCAAATATGCCAGTTTGACGCATCCAAGCACGATCTTTATTTTTTCCGTAATCAGCAAGTTTAATAATGCTTGCTGCTCTTAAACAAAAAACTTTGTTAAAATTGCTTCGTTTAATCATACTAGCAACTGTACTCCAGTCTTTTTCAACTACATAATTTCTAAGTTCATATGTTCCTTCTGGTGCGGTTACTGTTAATATATTTCCATTGATAATAAAATAAAGTAATAACCCATCAAAAACACATTGTGCTATAGACTTAATGTTTAACGTTTGAAGCTGTTTTATAAATGTTCGTTGATTGGTCTGAAAGTCTTTGATCCAGATATCATATGCTTCTTGTTCTGTGATACCACGTTCTGCTGTACCAACATCGTACCCAAAACCATCATATCCATTATACCGTGACATATTAAGTGTTACTAATTTGATAGTATCAGATGCACTTATATCGTTGAGATTTATTTCTGTATCAATGTTTTCCTGATCTTTAACTATAAAGTCAGTCCAATCAGTACTGAATCGAGAAGCAATATTTGTTAAAATCATCTGCGTCTGCCTCCACGGCCGTTTTGCGGACCAGAGCTCGATGGTGTACTGCTTAAACTACTGCTTAATGAAGAAACGTCATAATCTTTTGCTGTGGTTTGTCCGCTGGTCGGCGCTTGCGCTGCAACTGAAGTACTTGCTTGTGCAAGATGTCCACCCCAGGGTTCGTGCTCTGGCACTCTTGGGTTAATACTTTCTTTTACACTTCTATTTGCTGCCAAACTTCCACTTGTAGGCCCAACTGCTCCCAAAGCTTGTGGACCATTCAGGTCTAATATACCGTCAGTACTAATTCTGCCATAACCACCAGCTCGTAGTTGTAAATTTAAATCAGTGGTTAAACGTATGTCTTTGTTTGATTTAAACTGCATAGGACCCGTTGCGGATTCAGCCTGTATACCCGCAGCGCCACGTGCTTTAATATTAAACGTGTCTGCATCTAAATTAATATCACCTCCTGCGTACAAGTTAAAGTCTTCTTCTGCATGATAGCTTATACTACCAGCAGCATATATATCAACATTTCCTGAACTGTCCAGTTGTATCCAACTACTGCCATTTTGATTTATAACATAAACAATACCAACTGTATCATTAAATAGCATTTGTGCGCCGCCAGCACTGCGAAGCCTTAACAAGTTATTATTTCCAGCTTCTCTTGCTTGGTCGGGTACATAGTTTTCGCCTTCTTTATATTCTACTGTTCCGTCATCCATTACTAGGCTGTGTCCGCCTGGTGTTAGAAATCCTGCCACATTTGTTGGCGATTCACGTCTCGATCCACTACTGCCCAATCCACGGGCTGGATCTAAACCAATACCCTGTTCTGCAATAGCATTTGCTACTGGATGTCGTCTTCTTACATTGCCTTCTTGTGTTGCGCCTGGATCAATGCTTGCCCCAACACTGTCTTCGTCTTCAATCTGCGATGCTGGAAGTCCTGGTATTGCACTGTTGCGACCAGTTGCTGGCAAGGACCCTAGTAAAAATCCAACATTGTCGTCTCCAGTAAATGCTACCAATACTTCAGTACCC